TTGGAACCGAAATTTTATTCCGACATTTCTTCCTTCATCGTGACCCTTTATAACTTGAACTACAATGTTCCGGTGGAAAAGGTGTCAATTGGCCCGGAGAAAGTTGCGATTGGGGTTGCGATTGATGTTGCGATTGGGCAATTAAACGCAAGTAAAGGAACGATAGACAAGGCCTTGGCAGTATATGCCCAGATGGGGACGGATACGGTTTTTGGCCGCTCGGATGTTGCTGCCATTACACATGATTCTGTAACCGCCGCAGGAAATCTGATAAACAAATTGAAAGATGCCGGTCTGCTTGAAGCCGTAAGTGGCTACGGAAAAGGGAAGTATAGGTTTGTCAATCCACAATAACGAAAAATGCCCGTTATCAGCACGAAGCCGGTAACGGGCATATCCTTTATACATATACAAGTTCTGTCAGGATGACTTCCTCCGCACGATTGCGAATGGAGTTTCGGCTGCGGACCCATTCCATCTGATCGGATGCTTTCAGGACTTCGGTCACGCCCTCCTGTTTCATCATGGCCGTTTCGATGATCTCCAGCCGGTCATTACAGGAACGGTCGATTTCGGCAAGATGTTTCCAGAGCGTCCCATCGGTCATCATACAGGTGTACAGGGCGCGGCGGTACTCCTTCAAGTATTGTTTCCGCATCCGGCCATATTTGCCGAGAGGGTACTGCTCGGTGTCCGGCGGCAGGGACAGGTTCGGGAGAAGATAATCTCCCTCCTGGCGGTATGTACCGCCCATTTCCTCAAAAATTGATTTCATGAGAATGGTTCTCCTTTTCTGTGATATAATGCTGTGCAGTTAGAGGCCTGCGCCTGTTTTACGCTCCTTTCTTACAACTGCAACGCAATTTACCACAAATGAGCCGCAGTCATATGTATTAGGTAGCAGAAACTACCCTTTACATATTAGCTCTTGAAAGTGTAGAGACAGATGGTTTGAATAGCATTTTTGCACATCGAACGACTGCAGCTACAACTGAATACTATAAAAGTGACGGCGCTGGGATGTAGTCCCAACGCCGCCATACCATGCTTATGGATTACCCGGATGATGTGACCGTACAGATCGACGGCCTTGCAGCGTCCGCAGCCAGCGTCATCGCCATGGCCGGCACAAAGGTCTGTATGAGCCCGACCAGTGTCATGATGATCCACAATCCCTTCACCGCCGCTATGGGCGACAGCGATGAGATGCGCAAAGCCATCCAGCTGCTGGACGAGGTGAAGGAATCCATCATCAACGCCTATCAGATCAAGACTGGTCTGAGCCGTGCGAAGCTCTCGCACCTCATGGACAGTGAGACCTGGATGAACGCGGTGAAGGCCAAAGAGCTGGGCTTCTGCGACGAGATCCTGTACACAGGAGACAATGATTTGCCCGATGAAGTGGCGGGCTTTTCTTATTGCCGGAAGGCCGCAGCGGCATGCCTCATGAACCGGGTCATCGCCACGCTGCCCAAATCCGCACCCGTTGTACCCGTTGAGCCGGAGCATCCGCCCAATGCGGAACCGGTGCCTGACCCCAAACCCGTTACCCCTGTCCCTGACAACCGTGTAAAGGCGGCAGAGCTGGAAAAGCGTCTGTCGCTTCTGAAATGAAGATTGGAGGAATCATCATGAATCAGATTCTTGCTCTGCGCGAAAAGCGCGCCAACCTGTGGAACCAGACCAAGGCCTTCCTGGACAGCCATCGCGGCGAGGACGGCATGGTCTCCGCCGAGGACAACACCACCTATGAAAAGATGGAGGCGGACGTGGTCGCCCTCGGCAAGGAAATCGAGCGCCTGGAGCGCCAGGCCGCCATTGACCGTGAGATGGATCAGCCCACCGCCTCCGCGCTGGTGAGCAGGCCCGGAGCAGCCAAGCCGGACGCCAACAAGGAAGGCCGCGCATCTGACGAATACAAGAAAGCCTTTTGGAACCAGATGCGCGGCAGGGTCAGCCCGGAGGTATTCAATGCCCTGCAGGTCGGCACCCTCTCCGAGGGCGGCTATACCGTGCCTGATGAGTTTGACAAACAGCTCATCGATGGCCTTGAGGATGAGAACATCATGCGCGGGCTGGTGCATATCATCCGTACCGGCTCCGGGGAGCACAAAATCCCCATCGTCGCCTCCCATGGCACCGGCTCCTGGGTGGAGGAAGAGCAGCAGATCCCCGAGAGCGACGACGCTTTCAGTCAGGTGACCCTGACTGCCCACAAGTTCGCCACCATGATCCGCATCAGCCGTGAACTGCTGAACGACTCCGCCTTTGACCTGGCGGCGTATATCGCCCATGAGTTTGTGCGCCGCGCTGGCGCTGCCGAGGAGCAGGCCATCATCAATGGCGACGGCAGCCATAAGCCCATCGGCCTGCTGCATGCGACCCTCGGCGCGCAGGTCGGCGTCACTACCACCAGCGCCACCGCCATCACGGCAGATGAACTGATCGATATGCAGCACAGCCTGAAATCCGGCTATCGCCGCAAGGCCTGCTGGATCATGAACGATGCCACCATCTCCGCCATCCGCAAGCCGAAGGATGGTCAGGGCCAGTACATCTGGCAGCCCGGCATCAAGGAAGGCGCACCCGATATGCTGTTCAATCAGCGCGTTCTGATGAGCAACTACATGCCGCTCATCGCTACCGGCAACAAGGTTATTCTGTACGGCGATTACAGCTACTATTGGCTGGCTGAGCGCGAGGGCCGCACCCTGGAGCGCCTGAACGAGCTGTACGCCGTCACCGATCAGGTGGGCTTCAAGATGACAGAGCGCCTGGACGGCCGCCTCATCCTGCCCGAGGCTGTGAAGTGTCTGCAGATGAAAGCCTGAGCTGATTGAACCGGGAGTCGTCCGAATGTGGGCGGCTCCCTTTTCTGAGAGGAGGATCCGATATGCCCAACACGCATGTGACAAAGAACTACTTCACCGATAACGGCAATGAGCTGGTGATTGGCGGAAAACTGACCTTTCTGGACGGCGCGGAGATAGAGAACTTCCCGGGCATTACGAGCGGAAACGCTGCCCCTTATGTGGCTGACAGTGAGGCGACTACTGTAGCCAACCTGAAGGCAGACTTCAACGCCCTGCTGGCTGCGCTGCGTACAGCTGGCGCGCTGTCCGCAGCAACGCCCGCCGCAACGGAACCTGAAACCACCGATTCCGAAACGCCTGCTGGAGGAACTGAGGGCGGTGGCTCCTGATAATCGTTACCGTTGATGAGATTAAAACCCATCTGAGAATCGAGCATGACGATGAGGACGGTTATCTCTCTGCTCTGATTACAGCAGCTACAGCGACGGCGGAGGATTTCTGCCGCCGTTCCTTTTCGGAGGATATGCCGGAGCCTGTGCGCCTCGCTATCTATCTGTACGTGGGATTCATGTACACCTATCGGGAAAGCACGGATCAGAGCGCATACCGGGCCATGAAACAGGCTTTCGACGCCTTGCTCTGGCCACATCGTGACCCTGATCAGCTTCTGTAGGAGGAATTGCCGATGGCCAGCAAAGTATCCGCACTGAATGCCGGTGCTCTCCGCAATCGTGCAGAATTCTTGCGCCGTACCGTCACTGTGGAGCACGGCATCAGCCGGGAGCGCTGGGAAACCGTCTTCACCTGCTGGTGCGGTGTGGAGCCGCTGTCAGGCAGGGAGTTCTGGGAGGCCGCCGCCATCAACCGGGAAAACGAGGTGCGGTTCACCATCCGTTACCGGAAGGACGTATCCGCAGAGATGCGGATCAGGCTGAACGGGGTCGTATATGACATCACCTCCATTCTCGATAAGAATAACCGGCACGAGGCGCTGGAGATACTTGCAAGGACGGTGACGCCGGATGGCAAATGTCAGAATTGACGGGCTGAAAGATCTGGGCACACGCGTGAAGAACATGGGCAAAGAGGCTCGAGGCGCTGCCGGACAGGCCCTCCGCAAGGGAGCGGAGATTATCAAAGAGGAAGCCCATGTGAGAGCGCCCCGCAGCGCGCATGGGCTTCCTGCCACCCAGGGACGCACAGCAAAGCATCTGGCGGATCAGCTGACCACCAGCGTCTCCGCAAGCAAATACACCGCCGGCGTGACGGTCGTCGGCGGCGTGAACGGCCCCAGCTATTACTGGAAATATCTCGAGTATGGCACGAAGCGAATCCGGGAACGCGCCTTCATCCGCGAAAGCGCGGAGGCGCGCGGTGATGAAGCTATGGAGACCGTGAAGCGCGAGATAGAAGCCAGACTGGGCATCAAGTGAGGTGATCACCATTGGACGCATCGACCCTGGTGGATGAGCTGCTGGCAAGCGATGAACTGACGGCGCTCCTGGCCACCGACCCATACGGCAATCCCGCCATCTACCAGATTCTTTCCCCGGAAGCGGAGGTGTTTCCCAGACTGGCCGTATTTGAATCGGACCGCGAGTACACCCGCTTTGCCGATGACCAGCCCCTGGAAGAGGAGATCACCTTTCGCATCGACATCTACGCCCGGGAGAACCTGCTGTATCCCATCAACTCCGCGCTGCACAAAACGATGCGCCGGAACGGCTATCAGCGCTACGGCCAGGTGCAGGACGATTACCTGCAGGATATGGACATATACGTGAAGTCCGCCACCTATACCATCAAAGAACAGCTCCCGTTCCCCTGGGAGTAAGAGAGGAGAACAGATATGCCTCAGAATACCACTGTCAAGGCGCAGCGGCAGTCGCTGCGCAATATCCACTATGCCCTGTTGACCAGCGACACTGCGGAGGGCGTGACCTACGCCAAGCCCGAGCCGCTGGTCGGCGCGATCTCCGCCAGCCAAGTCCCGCACACTGCTCTTTGACCTGAACGCCTTTGCGGAGCTGGAGGACAAATTCGGCTCCCTGGATCAGGCGTTTCAGAAGATGCAGCAGGGCTCTGTGAAAGCCACCCGCACGCTGCTGTGGGCTGGCCTCCTGCATGAGGACGAGAACCTGACCGAGCGCCAGGTGGGCGCGATGATCTCGCTAACGAATGTGGAAAAGATCATGGAGCAGATCACCGAGGCGCTGACCGCCGCGCTACCGGAGGATACCGGGGATGCGGAGAATGCTGTGGCTCCCGACCCTCGGTAAAGGCGCTGTGGGACTCATTTGATACGGCAGCATCCGGTGCGCAGGAATCTGTGGACTGGGTGCTGCTGTATTACGTGGGTACCGTAGTGCTGAACATGAGCGAGGCTGTGTTCTGGAAAAGCACACTACGGAAACTGCACGCGGTGTTCAAATGCCACTGCGAGCATATGCCGAAACCGACTGGGAAGAAATAACACCTGATACCTACCGAAAGGTCCAGAACTCTGGTATAATTGTTTTGAGCGAACAGCTCGAAAACTTGGGATTTATCGAGGTACTGTGATGAAGAGAATTTTGATCATGGACGAGATGAATTACCCACCTGGTTTGGATGAAATCTATCGGGTAGCTGTGCGAGGGATCATTATTGTCGAAGGAAAGCTATTGATGATAGAGAGCGATTCTGGGGAATTGAAGCTGCCCGGCGGAGGGATCGACGACGGTGAAGATGACAGTCAGGCCTTGGTTAGAGAGGTAAAAGAAGAAACCGGATATGATGTGATTCCTGACACCATAGAACCTTTCGGCGAAATTGAAGAAAAAAGGCTGTCTATCCTTGAGGACAAGCTGTGGCATCAAATCAGCAGATTATATTTTTGCGAGGTCAATCCAACGAAAGGTCAATGCAATTATACGGAGGATGAAATGAAATCCGGATTCAGGCAGGTATTGTATTCCATTGAAGATGCATTGGAAAAAAGCAGGTGCGTGTTGGAAAGAGATGGCATGCAAGCATGGAATCAGAGAGAGTATAAGACCCTTTTGCTGATACGTGACCATTTAAGGAGTTAGATTTTGACAAATCCCAGCTTTGCGAGATGAATACATCCCGGCGTCGTCCACACGGGCGGCGCTTTCATTATACCCTAAAGGAGGTGATTTCCCATGGCGTCCGGAACGTCCGATCTGATTGTCCGTCTGTCCCTTGACACGACCCAGTTTGAAGGCGCTCTGTTTAGCGTCCGGCGTAATGCTTCACTTCGCAGCCAGCCCATATAATGAAAGCAGCCAGGGCCGCAGCATAATAGCCGCAGTCCTGGCCTTAATCATTGCTATGTGCTCGTCAGCCTCTCCACATGATACAGTAATTCTTCCATTGCATATGGCTTTCGTAGGTAGACATTTACGCCTTGTTTCAGCGCATCCGTCTCCCCCGTAATACCTCCCTCCGCAGAGATCATAATGACCGGGATGTCCGATGCGCGTCTCAGTTCCTTACAGAAATCCAGGCCGCAACCATCCGGAAGTTGGTTATCCAAAATGATCAGATCCGGGACATGCTGAGATAATTCCGACCTAGCCTCTTCAAGAGAAGAAGCTTCAAACACCTCATAATCGCAAAGGCGGAAATATTCGGCATTGGCTATGAGAATGTGTTTGTTATCCTCGATCATAATAATTGACTTCATCTGTTTACTACCCCAAGTCAGCTTTCACTATCCGGAACAATAGCTATACGCTTTTCCTTTCGGCTTAGCTGCGCGCCGCAGGAATCGCAGTAAACAACTTCATCATAGCTGCCTTCCTTTTCGCTCGTAGCAGCCACTTCATTTTCACGGACAGCCCCGCCGGGCGTATGCGCGAGCTTTTCGATCGGCTTCGTATCGCGGCTCAATTCCTGCCCGCATACGGTGCAATAGACGACCGCGTCGTAATGCCCCGCCGCCGCGCAGGTGGCAGCCGCTTCATTTTCACGCACAGCCCCGCCGGGCGTATGAGCGAGCTTCTCGATTGGCTTCGTCTCGCGGCTCAATTCCTGCCCGCATACGGTGCAATATACGACCGCGTCGTAATGCCCCGCCGCCGCGCAGGTGGCAGCCGCTTCGTTCTCACGCACAGCTCCGCCGGGCGTATGGGCGAGCTTTTCGATTGGCTTCGTCTCGCGGCTCAATTCCTGCCCGCATACGGCGCAATAGACGACCGCGTCGTAATGCCCCGCCGCCGCGCAGGTGGCAGCCGCTTCGTTCTCACGGACAGCCGCGCCGGGCACGTGTGCAAGTCCTGGGAATTTCACGTCCGTCTGAGCGCGAACTTCTCCATTGGCATCGTACAGCGCAACTCTGAACTTTTCAGCCGCGTTGGCTTTTGTGGCCTTTACGCTGAATTTCTCTCCATTCCCCGCAGCAGTCCATTCTTTTTCATGCGTCTTTTCGTTCTCGACCAGCTTTTGCCAGCAGATTGAAACCAGCGCCTGATTGCCGTCTATGATGGCCTTAAACTCCAGATTATCGCCCTCACAGATTTTTCCCTTATTCTGGAGTTCGACGCGCACGCTCCCGGAGAAGACCTGCGGCGCCTGTCTGGCAGTGGATTCTGTTGTCGGCTCCGCCGTGGGCTCTGCGGAAGGAGCCTTATCGAGCTCCTCCGCAGGTTCTTCGTCGGACTTTTTCGCAGGTTCTTCGTCGGACCTTTTCGCAGGTTCTTCGTCGGACTTTTCAGCAGGTTCTTCGTCGGATTCCTCCGCAGCTCCTTCGTCGGACTTCTCCGCAGGTTCTTCGTCGGATTCCTCTGCAGGTTCTTCGTCGGATTCCTCTGCAGGTTCTTCGTCGGATTCCTCCGCTGCTTCTTCGTCGGACTTCTCCGTGGGCTCTTCGTCAGATTCCTCTGCAGGTTCTTCGTCGGACTTTTCCGCATCTCCTTCGTCAGATTCCTCCGCAGCTTCTTCGTCAGATTCCTCCGCTGCTTCTTCGTCAGATTCATCCGCAGGCTCTTCGTCAGATTCATCCGCAGCTTCTTCGTCAGATTCATCCGCAGGCTCTTCGTCAGATTCCTCCGCTGCTTCTTCGTCAGATTCATCCGCAGGCTCTTCGTCAGATTCATCCGCGGCTTCTTCGTCAGATTCATCCGCAGGCTCTTCGTCAGACTCCTCCGCGGCTTCTTCGTCAGATTCTTCCGCAGGCTCTTCGTCAGATTCCTCCGCAGATTCTTCGTCAGATTCATCCGCAGATTCTTCGTCGGACTCATCCGCAGATTCTTCGTCAGATTCATCCGCAGGCTCTTCGTCAGATTCCTCCGCGGCTTCTTCGTCAGATTCCTCCGCAGCTTCTTCGTCAGACTTCTCCGCTGCTTCTTCGTCAAACTCCTCTGTAGATTCTTCGGTGGTGTTATCTATTATTTCACCTCGGGCCGCAATCGTTCCCAGTGCCTCGCCCGGTGTGAATGTGACTGTAAATTCCAGCGATGTGAAGGCGCCTTCCGTATTATAAGGCGTGAACACCAGCGGCACCTCAATGCTCTCTGTCAGGGTGTACAGCCAGGTATTCTTCAATTCGTCGCTGGCGCTGTCAGCAAAGTCAACTTTGCCGAGCGTCGTGGTCGCTTTATAAAGAACCTGATGGTTCGTATCCCCGTCGGTTGCGTAGTAGATTTCGATAAAGCGGAACGCGCTTTCCACGAAATTGGCGACGGTTTCGACGCTGTTGCGCCGCAGATAGTTCACGGGAAAGCTCAGGCTGTCGATGCCCTCCACGTCGGAACGCACCAGCGGCGTAAGCTGTTCGCCGGGTTCTTCCTTCTCCTTTCCGCAAATGGTGCAGGCGTAGATCTCCTTGCCCCGCTGCCAGCTGCCGTCCTCATAGTAAGGGGCTTCGGTTCTCTGATGCTCCCAGATTTCGTCGCCCGTATGGTATTCGTCGTGGAAGGTCTGCGCCTTCTCGTTGCGAAGCTGTATATAGTTCGTGAGGTTCTGCGCTTCATACTCCGGGAAAACGCTGGAACTGGGCGTAAACTTGAAATCGATCCAGGTGAAATCAAAGCCCACTAACGAATAGAGATCCTCGAGCGCCTGGTTGGCGGGCAGGTCGCAGTCAATGGACCAGGAGCCGGGCACAACCAGTCTGACAATATCTCCGTCCTCATCTTGCGCGTTAGTCAGGCCCCATACGTACTTTGACAGATCGTCCAGTGTCACAGCGCCGCTATCGATGGCCTCGGCGAGGGTCACAGCCTGCTCTCCGACCAGATCAACCCAGATACTGGGAAGCAGCTTGTCGTCCTTCTCAGCGTCGCAGTAATCGCAGTAATAGTGCGCGCTGCCGTAATGATAGGCGTACGTGCTGCCGTTTTGATCCGCCAGCTCGATGGATTCTCCCGACCCGCCTTTTGTCGCTGTCGGATATTTCACCGTATCGTCGTCCACTATCCATACATGGCCGGCCGGTACGATATCCTTCTCCGTCTTATGGCATATAGAGCACTCGTACTCGATATAGCCATCCTCGGTATCCGTGTGGTCCTTGTAATTTCCGTTCTCCACCCAGTCGTGGGCGTGGCCAATGACGGTCAGCACAGCTTCGCCTTCGATAAAGTCGTCCTCAAATGCCTCTACTTCGATCCTTCCGGTTCGGCCATAGTAGGCCGGCTCATCTTCGGCGGTCCAGCTGAAGCGCTCTCCCTTGGCCTGGATCTTGACATTGAAGGTATACTCATAGGCGGGTTCAGCGTTAAACTTGCTCTCCATCTCCGCCTTTGTGATACCGCTGTAATCATCCGCCCAGGCAAAGGCGGCATTAACGATGTAGGATTTCTGGTTGAAGCCGTCATCGCTCTTGACCTCGTCGACGGCGACGGTCGCCTTCCCGTCCTCCAGCGTACATTCGCCTACATTCGTCCAGCTTTCGCCGAAGAAGAGCTCATCCAGCGTCAGCGTCAGGCTCTCCGCCTCCGGTTCCAGCTTCATGATACCAAGGCTTTCCTCAGCGCCGCACACCTCGCACACGCGCTTCTTCTCACCGGCGGAAAGCAGAACAGTATAGTAGCCGTCGAAGCCCGATACCGTCGCCAGCCGGCTGCCCTGCTCCTTCCAGCTGTGGCCGAGGGCGGGTATGTCCTGCACCGCCTTCGTCTGCGTCTTAAATGCCGCGTTGTCAAATGTCGCGGTGTAGGTCGTGGTGCCCTTGCCCTCGCAGGTAGCCGCCTCGGTGACCTCGCTGCTGGTGTTGGCCGTCTCGGTCTCCTCGTGGCTAGTATTATTGGCGCAGACGCGCTTCGCCGTAACGGTGGCGTAGTCGTCCGACCACTCATATTTGGGCACGCCGTAATCGTGGCCGAGGGCGGGTATGTTCTGCACCGCCTTCGTCTGCGTCCCAAACGCCGCGTTGTCAAATGCAGCGGTGTAGGTCGTGGTGCCCTTGCCTTCGCAGGTAGCCGCCTTGGTGATCCTGCTGCTGGTGTTGGCCGTCTCGGTCTCCTCGTGGCTGGTATTATTGGCGCAGACGCGCTTCGCCGTAACGGTGGCGTAGTCGCTGGACCATTCATATTCGGGCGCGCCGTAAGCGTGGCCGAGGGCGGGTATGTTCTCGACCGCCTTCTTCTGCACCTCAAACGCCGCGTTCTCGAAATCGGCGGACGTATAGGTCGTAATGCCCTTCGCCTCGCAGGTCGCGGCCTTGGTTACGCGCCCGGTGGCGGATACGGTCTCCGTCTCCGTCTTCTTCCCATCCAGGCGCACGCGCTTCGCCGTCACACTGCTGTAATCCTTCGCCCACGAGTAGGTCGGCGCGTTCCATTCCTCGTCAAGGGGATTTATATCTGCGACAGTCTTCGTCTGCGTTG